ATAAGCATTCAACTGCCGCAAAGGAAAGTGATATTACATGAATAATATATATAACATAGTAAGTGATTTAGGTCTTAGTAATGGTGAGACTAAAAGAATGAACTGTCCTAACTGTAAGGGATATAAAACATTTACGGCTACCAACAATATGGGTAGTCTTGTATGGAATTGTTACAAAGTCTCTTGTGGTATATCAGGTGGCACACGTGTACATTTATCTGTAGAGGATATAAAGGCTGGCTTTGCTGGCAGTAAGGAGTTCGCAATGGATACGTTTGAACTACCAACATACATAGTACCACACCGTGACAATTTATATATGAACAGATGGTGTGATATGTGGGAATTAGATAAAGATAAATTAGGTTTGATGTATGATGTAAAGGAGAGCCGTGTTGTGTTCCCTGTCATGCACGATGGTAAGATTGTGGATGCTACAGGCAGGTCATTATCTAAACATCGTCTACCTAAATGGAAAAGATATGGAAAAAGTGGCTTGCCTTATACTGCTGGTTGTGGTAAAGTCGCAGTAGTTGTTGAGGACTGTGTAAGTGCAGCCGTTGTTGGTTACGGTAACTTTGTCGGGGTTGCGCTTCTTGGAACATCTCTGCAAGAATCGCATAAAAGGTATCTTGCACAGTTCTCGACAGCAGTCATAGCATTAGACCCCGATGCTTTACCGAAGACTTTAGCTATGGCAAAAGAATTACGTGGACACGTGAACGATGTTCGTGTACTACGTTTAACAGATGACTTAAAATATCGTAACCCGACAGATATGGAGAATGTAAATGGAATTAGCACTAATTAGAAGTTTAATGGACAAGGAGTTTTATGAGGATCATCGTGGTTCTCGTTGCCCTGACCGATTGTTTAGTTCAGACGTGCGTAAAATTAAGAAAGCTATTGACGCAGCTATGGACAGGTATGAACGTACTGTAACGCCTGATGAGATTGAGGCTTTGTTCATGGCTAACAATCCTACGTTGACTACAGCGCAGAAAGCATCATATACCAGCTTGTTTGGTCAGATCAAAAGAGAGCAGCCTATGGGTAGTGATGTAGCACAAGAGGTGTTATCTAAACTGTTCCAGCAAGTTATTGGAGAGGACATTGCCAACTTAGGTTTTGACTACGTGAATGGTGATAAGTCTAGTCTTGAGCCACTACGTCAAATGCTTGAGCAATATGGTGATGACTTTACACCTAATCTAAATATAGAATGGGATGATATAGAGTTGGAGACATTGCTTGCACGTAATGATCTTGAGGCACGATGGACATTCAATATACCTAGCTTAGTGCGTAAGGTAGAAGGTGTTAACGCTGGTCACTTGATTGAGATTGGTGCTAGACCCAACACAGGTAAGACATCCTTTCATGCCAGCTTAATTGCTAGTCCGGGCGGCTTTGCCCATCAAGGTGCTAACTGTATTATCTTATGTAATGAAGAAGGTTATCATCGTGTGGGTGCAAGATATTTGACTGCAGCTACAGGCATGACTATGCAAGAGGTAAAGGCTAACCCAAGTAAGGCACGTGACTTGTATGCACCAGTGAAGGAACGTATCAAGATCAAGGATGCTACAGGACGTGACATGAATTGGGTTGAGAGTGTATGCAAGGCATACAAGCCAGACATAGTTCTATTGGATATGGGTGATAAGTTTGCTAAGACAGGTGGATTTGCAAGACTAGATGAAGCACTAAAAGCTAATGCAGTTCATGCTCGTATGATTGCCAAGCAGTATGAATGTGCAATGTTCTATATGTCTCAGCTATCTGCAGAAGCAGAAGGTAAGGTTATACTTAATCAGTCCATGATGGAAGGTTCACGTACAGGTAAGGCTGCTGAAGCTGACTTGATGATATTGATAGCTAAGAACCCACCAGTACAAGGACAGGATGAAGAAGATATTGAACGTCACCTCAACGTAGTAAAAAATAAGTTGACGGGCTGGCATGGTAGTGTACACTGTCAATTGGAATATCAGACAGCGAGGTATACAGCATGAAGCTAACATTAGACGTAGAGAATACAGTCACACATCGTGACGGTAAGATGCACCTAGACCCATTTGAGCCTACTAACTCATTGACTATGGTTGGTGTACTTACAGATCAAGGTGTGGAGCAGCACTTCCCATTTGACCATGAAGAGCATATTAGTGGGCGTGACTATAGTGATCGTGTGCAATGGTTTTTAGATAATGCTACTGTATTAATATGCCACAACGCAGCATATGATTTGCTATGGCTATGGGAGTCAGGTTTCAAGTATGACGGGCCTGTGTTTGATACTATGCTTGCTGAATATGTATTGCAGCGTGGTGTTAAAGAGCCGCTATCTTTACAGGCTTGTGCAGAACGATACGAGTTGGATACTAAAAAGCAGGATACATTGAAAGAATACTTTAAGAAGGGATACAGCACACGTGATATTCCACTAGATGAGTTGACTGAGTATCTATCCGCTGACCTTCACGCAACACAACAGCTTGCAGATAAGTTGTGGTATCGTCTTAATACACCAGAAGATTCCGGCCTGTTGTCTACTGTCAGACTTACAAACAGAGTTGCTAAGTGCCTGACTAAAATATATCAGACAGGATTTGCTGTTGACTTATCTAAGTTAGATGAAGTTCGTGATGAGTTTGAGGTCGAAAAACTACAGCTTACCACCGACTTACAGTCTCATGTACGTAAGGTTATGGGTGACACTCCTATCAATCTTAACAGTCCAGAGCAATTGTCGTGGGTTATATATGGTCGCAAGGTTCTTGATAAAAGTGATTGGGCATCTATGGTTGATCCTTATATGCCAGATGATGAATTTAGACAGATGGTTGCCACACGTACACAAAGATTGTACAGGACTAATGCAGTACAGTGTTCCACGTGCAACGGCAGTGGATATATACGTAAGACTAAAAAGAATGGCGATCCATTTGCAAAGCCTAGCAAGTGTCCTACTTGTGATACTGCTGGCTTCTTGTTTAATCCTACTGATGTTCAGGCTGGATTTAAGTTCAAGCCACCTACATCTAAGTGGGCTAGTGCTAATGGCTTTACTACCAGCAAGGGCAACCTTGAGTTACTTGAGGCAGGTGCTAAGTCTAAAGGCATGGATGATGCAGTAGACTTCTTGTCTAAGGTAAGAAGGTTATCAGCTATTGATACGTACCTGTCATCATTTGTTGATGGCATAAAGACGCACACTAAAGAAGATGGTAGACTACACGTTAGTTTACTACAGCATCGTACAGCTACAGGTAGGCTGTCGGGTGCTAATCCTAATATGCAGAATATGCCACGTGGCGGCACGTTTCCTGTTAAGAAAGTATTTGTGTCCCGATTTGAAGGTGGCAAGATACTTGAAGCTGACTTTGCGCAGCTAGAGTTTCGTGCTGCTGCTTATTTATCACAAGATGGAGTTGCAATTGAAGAAGTTTCTACTGGATTTGATGTACACGCATACACCGCTAAAGTTATTAGTGAAGCTGGTCAGCCTACGAATAGACAGGATGCAAAAGCACACACATTTGCGCCCCTTTACGGGGCAACAGGATTCGGAAGAACAAAAGCCGAAGCTGCCTACTACGAACACTTCAACGAAAAATACAAAGGGGTCGCAGCTTGGCACTCCCGACTGGCTAAAGAGGCTTTGACTACATCTAAAATAGTTGCACCATCAGGACGTGAGTATTCTTTTCCTGATGTTGAAAGACGGGCTAGTGGTAGAGTGTCTCATTTTACACAGATAAAGAACTACCCCGTACAGGGATTTGCTACAGGAGATATTGTACCACTGTGTTTATTGCATATAGAATACCTTTTGCGAGGTAAAAATTCTTGCATAGTAAATACAGTTCACGACAGTATTGTAATTGACGTGCATCCTGACGAAGAAACTGAGGTAATCAGTATAATAGAAGACACTAACGAGGAACTAATTAATATAATCAATACGAGATGGGCAATAAATTTTAATGTTCCGCTACTTTTAGAAGCAAAAATAGGTCCGAATTGGCTTGACACTAAAGACGTGGCGTGATATAACTATGGCTCATTCGCAGAAAACAAAGGAGAAATGTATGACACAATTAATGACAATAGACACAAATAATTATGCAGCTATGGCAAAGGCTATGGGTACTTCAAATGAGACTACAGGATCATCTAAATCTAGTCAGTTAGCTAGATTACGCATTCATCACTCACCTATCATGGGTACTGCTGAAGTTAACGGTAAGAATGTTAATGTAGAAGTAATTGAAGGTGGAGCATACAAGCTAGAGATTCCAGATGGCCCGACTTACTATGCCTCTGGTATAAAGATGCGTCCATTCCTACAACGCTTCATGTATAAGCGTTATGTTATGGGTGATGCTAAGTCTCCTAATCGTTTCATCAAGAGTTTGATGACAGATGACAGTAAGATGGAATCTGATCTGAAGGATAATGATGGTGGCTTTAATTGCGGTAAACCTGCAGGTTACATCAAAGACTTCAAGGCTTTGCCTGAGAAGATGCAGGAGTTGATTAAGCAGATCAAACGTGTACGTGTTGTACAGGGCGTTGTTGAGTTGGTTAATCCTACAGATGATAAAGGAGAGAAAGTGGATGTGGAGCCTACTCCATTTATTTGGGAGATTGATAACCGTGATGCTTTCAAGGAGATTGGAAACAGCTTTGCTTCACTGGCTAAGATGCAGAGGTTGCCACCTCAACACATCATTACTGCTAATACAGCAGAACGCAAGATACCAACTGGCGCATCGTACTACGTGCCTGTGGCATCACTTGATGTATCCAATACTATTGATCTGACAGAAGAAGATCAGGTTTTGTTTGGTGACTTCATGGCGTGGATTGACAACTACAATAGTTACATCATCAACCAGTGGGCAGAGAAAGCTAACTCACGTATGGAAGAAGATGACATTGATGTAGTTGATGGTCTGGTGGACATTGAGTTAGATGATGAGGATGCAGCTTAATGAACCATCCTGCTGAACTAGCGTTACATCAGTACATGGAGAATGCTGTCAAAGGTGACAGCACTATCTCCGAAGATACCATTCAGCAAGTAGCTAATGATGTTGCTGATGCAATGCGCAGACAGTTTGGTAGTGGTAAAAAGAGGGGCGATTTTAGAATACGAATGTCCAATGTAGGTCGTCCCACTTGCCAACTCTGGTATGAAAAGAATAAACCAGAGGCAGCATTACCTTTCCCAAATACATTTATGATGAACATGATGCTTGGAGACATCGTTGAAGCTGTCTTCAAGGGAGTGCTTAAAGAGGCGGGGATTAAATATGAAGATAGTGAAAAGGTTAGCCTTGATTGTGGGAACACTACTGTTAATGGCTCATATGATATTGTCATTAACGATGCTGTCGATGATATTAAATCAGCTTCAGACTGGTCATATAGAAACAAATTTGAATCCTATGATACTCTTGCCAGTGGAGATGGATTTGGGTACATAGGACAGTTAGCTGGCTACGCTAAAGCCGCTGGTAAAAAAGTAGGCGGTTGGTGGGTAGTTAATAAAGCTAACGGTGCGTTTAAGTATGTACCAGCTACAGGTCTTGATCTTGATACAGAGGTTAAGAAAATTAATGATACAGTAAAAACAGTAGAGGAGAATAAATTTGAAAAGTGTTTTCAACCAATACCAGAAAAGTTTAGAGGAAAGGAGACAGGTAATAAAGTACTTAATCCTAGTTGCAAGTTTTGCTCTTATAGGTTTGATTGTTGGAGTGATCTAACAGAGAGAGCAGCAGTAAAGTCACAGGCTAAGAATCCACCTATAACTTCTTACATAGGAGATGTAATTGCTGCATAAAGCTAAGAGAGCAGCAATAAAGCATGGGTATCGCAGTGGGCTAGAACATACAGTTTCAATCTATCTGAAGGAACGCAATCACAAGTTCATGTATGAGGAGATAAAGATTGAATGGGAAGACCTAGCCTACCGTACCTACACTCCAGACTTTATTCTTGACAACGGTATTATTATTGAGACTAAAGGCAGGTTCACTGCTGCAGATAGACGTAAGCATAAGGCAATAAAAAAACAACATCCTAAACTTGACATCCGCTTTGTGTTTACTAATAGTAGATGTAAGTTAAATAAAGGTGCTAAATCTTCTTACGCCGATTGGTGTATTAAACATGGTTTTCGTTACTATGACAGAATCATACCAGAGGATTGGTTAAAAGAGAAAGGAAAGAATAAGCATAGTAAGTTTATTAAGTTTAATGGGACTAAGGTAAAAAGGAGATAAAGCTATGGACATAGAAAGAATTAGAGAAAATATAAATGATGAGGATTTTGTTATACGAGTAAGACCATTTGCTAATGATGATGGCAAATGGACAGGAGAAGTTGATATATCCGTTATGGCTTTCCCTGACAACCCTGTTGATGATGAGGATTATGAACAGCTAATGCACTTTTGTAAAATGATGTGTGCCTCTGTGCCTCTCATGCAAGAGAGCAAGGAGTTACGAGAATTAGCACATGAATATGTAATAAATTATGTTGACGAAGATATAGATATTGATATAGAATTAGAGGAAGAAGCAGGTGTAGAAAGAACATATGATGGTAATATTATACACTTAAACTTTAATTCAAAGACAGGAGGTTCAGCATGACTAGACATGAGGAGTATATGAAACAGGCGGCAGCACAGTCAGATGCACTAGAGCAAGCAGGTAAAGAAGCCTATAGTGGTAATGTGCTTGATATGGTCAACAGTCCACCACACTATAATCAATCGGGTATTGAATGTATAGCGGCTATTCAAGCTATGCTTGGACCTAACTTTAAATATTATTTACAAGGCAATATAATGAAGTATCTATGGAGATTTGACTACAAATCAAAGCCGCTGGAAGATTTAGATAAAGCTAATTGGTATTTAGAAAGACTACGTGAAGAGGTGATGGCAGATGGCAAGAGTTAAACTGTTTATTACTATAGACGTAGATGAAGAAGAGTATCCTGTACCTGCTGATGGGCAGGTTGGTGAAGAAATAGAAGATGGCATACGTGAATACTTTTATGATGTAGACGGTGCTGACATAAGAACAATTAGAACTATTATGGAGTAATGAAATGATAAGCAACCAATTACCAACAGACTACCAAAACTTTATTGCTCTTTCCCGATACGCACGATGGAAAGAAGATGAACAGAGAAGGGAGACATGGAGTGAAACTGTCGCTAGATACTTTGATTATATGGCTAGGCATTTACGTGATAGTCACAACTATAAGCTATCTGATTCACTGAGAGGTGAGTTAGAAGAGGCTGTACTCAACCAGAGTGTCATGCCTAGCATGAGAGCATTGATGACGTCAGGACCAGCCCTAGACCGTTGTCATGTAGGTGGATATAACTGTTCATACGTGCCTGTAGATAGCCCTCGTGCTTTCGATGAGACCATGTATATACTCATGTGTGGTACAGGGGTAGGCTTTAGCGTTGAACGCCACTGTATAGACAAGCTACCCACCGTAGCGGAAGACTTTCATCGTACAGATACCATTATCAAAGTTGGTGATAGCAGACCCGGCTGGGCAAAGTCACTGAAAGAACTTATTGCTATGCTATACATAGGTCAGATACCAGCATGGGATGTATCTGATGTACGCCCTGCAGGTGCTAGGCTCAAGACATTTGGCGGCAGGGCATCAGGTCCACAACCCTTGGTTGAGTTGTTTGAGTTTGTTGTACAGAAGTTTAAGGGTGCGGCAGGTCGTAGGCTCTATCCAATTGAATGTCACGACATCATGTGTAAGATTGGTGAAGTGGTAGTAGTAGGTGGAGTACGTAGGTCTGCACTCATTAGCTTATCTAATCTTAACGATGACCAGATGGCTCACGCTAAGTCAGGTAAGTGGTGGGAGTATGAAGGACAACGTGCGTTGGCTAATAACTCTGTGGCATACAAAGTAAAGCCAGAGATGGGTACATTCATGCGTGAGTGGCTGTCATTGTACGACAGTAAGTCAGGTGAACGTGGTATCTTCAACAGGCAGTCAGCTATCAAGCAAGCAGCTAAGAATGGCAGACGTGAGACAGACCATGACTTTGGT